TCATTTATTACACTAGCAGGAATATATGTTGCACTTTATGTTGTAATAAGTTTTTTTACAGCTCACTATTTGTTTAGATGGCGTACAGCAATGGTTGAATGGTATCATAGTGTGTATGACAAAGCCAGAACAATAGAAGGTGCATCGCAAAGAGTTCAAGAAGATACAATTAAATTTACTCGTATAATGGAAGGTTTAGGAACAGCTTTAATTGAATCAGTTATGGTTTTAGTTCAGTTTATTCCTATACTGTTTGGATTGTCAATGGGTATTCCAATATTCTTTTTTGGTGATTGGGAATATGGATTGATTACAGGTGCGTTACTTTGGACATTAGGTGGTACTGCCTTTTTAATTGGATTAGGGTACATATTGCGTTTAGTTGGTATAGAATATGATATACAAGCAAAAGAAGCGGCATATAGAAAAATACTGGTTATTGCAGAAGATGATGGAACTGTTAGACCAAAGAAAATTGAGGAATTCTTTGATGATGTTCGTAAAATTCATTTTTTAAGTTATATACGTTATCTATATTTTAATATTGGTCGAATGGCATACTTACAAGCAAACGTATTATCAGCTTATGTATTCCTAGCACCAGCAATAGTTGCAGGTGTAATGACTCTAGGTGTAATGCAACAAATAATAAGAGCATTTGGTAGAGTAGAAGGATCAATGCAATATCTTTTAAAAGCGTGGCCTACCATTATTGAATTAATAAGTGTTTTTAGGCGTTTAAGAGAATTTGAGGCTAAGTTAATAGAAGAAGAAAAATGATAAAAATAATTTTGAATTTAATTAGTCTTAATCTAATCCAAATGATTTTGGCAGTTATTATCATTATCTTACTTACTTCCTGTGCTAGAACATCTGAACCTGAAACATCACGGTGGATAACAGCATTAGAAACACTTAAACCAATAGAAGGATTCCATAGAGCTGGAATATTTACTATAAACGGAAAAATATATGTACAAAATTGTGATTCGGGAGGGAATCAAATATGGATGAGATATAATAAAAAAACTCATACATGGAGACAAAGTAGGTATAATTCTTTAGGATGTGTTAGAGGTGAAAGTGCAGCGGGGCCAGATTCTAGTTAAATAAGAATATATAAATATAATTACAAGGAAAGATAATTATGGCGATACCCAGTAAAAAAGACCGTCCGGGTGACGGAAAGATAAATACAATAGATGAAATGATTCATGATAGTGAAGAAAAATTATGGGAAGGTGATCCAATGAAGGCTTTGATTTATGAAGGGACTGAACGACGCAAAAAGTTAAATTTTTGGTCCCGCTTTATAATAACATTGATTATTATTTTAACATTTTTAATTTTAGTGTGGTTATTGTTTTTTGCCGCATTACCAGATGAATCTCGCGATTTAGTTAACATTTTGACAGGCGCGTATGTCGCGGTGCTGGCCAAATGTACGGACTACTGGTTCAAAGAAAAAGATGATCCGGAACATAAGGAGATGGAACAATTTGAAAAATTAAATGGACACAGCGAATAGCTGAATTCATTCACAAATTTAATTCTAGGGAGAGATGGCTGTTCGAAAAGTTAGTAAGACAGAAAAGGATAGTCTGGAAACGCATGTTGATTTATGCGCGGAAAGATATGCACGATTAGAAGAAAAATATGAAGAATTGAAAGAAACATTTAAAGAAGATAGATTAATAATTCATGAAAGAATTGATAAGGTTAAAACAAGTATAGATGATATGAGAGCCTTATTTATTGAACAACATTTAAAACAAAATAGAATTATTATTACAAGTGCGGTCGCAATTATAATAGCATTACTCAGTGTGATATCAGCCGGCCACTTTTTTTAAAAGATAGGATCCCTATGTTGACATTTGGAGAACTTTCCAAAATAGACGAAGAAATATTAGAATTCATTGAAGAAGTAGAAGAAGCCAATATGCTGTCTGATTTCTACGAATGGATTGAAATGGAAAATTTAGGACTTGGGGAAGACTTTTTATTTGAAAAAGAAAGTTCTGCTAAGTATACCCAACGAATGAGAAAGATGGGTCGGCAAGCAAAAATAAGAAACAAAAGAACTTCCTTCAAAATAAAAAAGAAAAGATCTCAATTAAAAAGAAAAACTGCAACTAAAATACAAACTTCCACTCGGACTAGAACTCAAAGGCAAGTTATTCCTTCTAATATAATGAAAGCAAAGGGTGCAGCTGGGATCAGAAAAAGAAAAATGTGGAAGGGAATGAAAGCAGCAATTATTAATAGAAAAATGAAACCAATGAGACGACAAATTATAAGAGATGAACCTGCGCGAATAAAACAAGCACGAAAAAATATGACCATACATAAGAAATCTGGACGATAAGGAAATCAATGTCCCATTATATAAGGGTATGGAATTTTAGAAAAACGCGTCGAGCAATAAGAGAATCAAACGGAGTAACAGTTAGAAAAGAAGTTCGTAAAACAAATGTAAAATATCGTCGCAATGATTATTGCAATATAACTCATGAAGAATATATTAATTCCATCGATCCAAAACATTTCAAAAAAACTACAGACCCACATTCCAATACCCCATATGAGTCCGTTGACTGGAAGAACGTATTAAACAAGTAGGTAATACATGGGTACTCATTATCTAGGTAATCCAAAACTTAAATCATCAAATGTTCCGGTAGAATTTACCGAAGAACAATTAGCTGAATATGTTAAATGTCAAGATGATCCTGTTCATTTTATCACAGAATATGTAAAAATTATTCATGTTGATAGAGGTTTAGTAGATTTTAATTTATATTCTTTTCAAGAAAATATGGTCCGCACATTTCACAATAATCGCTTTGTGATATGTAAAATGCCCCGCCAATCAGGCAAATCAACAACTATTATAGCTTTCTTTTTACATTATATTCTTTTCAACGAAAATATTCAAGTATGTATACTAGCTAATAAAGGATCTTTAGCTAGAGAATTATTAGATAGATTAAAACTGTCATATGAAAATTTACCTATATGGATGCAACAAGGTATATTAGCTTGGAACAAGGGAAATATAGAATTAGAAAATGGTTCAAAAGTGTTAGCTGCCGCGACATCATCTTCGGCAGTAAGGGGTTCATCTTTTAATATTATTTTTTTAGATGAGTTCGCACACGTTCCGAAAGAATTAGCAGAAGAATTTTTTACTTCAGTTTATCCTACTATTTCTTCCGGACTGACCACAAAAGTTTTTATAGTATCTACACCACTTGGTTTGAATCAATTTTATAAGATGTGGATAGATTCTGAAGAAAAAAGAAGTAATTATATACCTATTGATGTTCACTGGTCTGAAATTCCTGGTAGAGATATTGCATGGAAAGAAGAGACCATTCGCAATACAAGCGAAAGACAGTTTTCACAAGAATTTGAAACTGAATTTATTGGTAGTACAAGAACATTAATATCTGGTTCAAAATTAAGATCTTTGGCATTTAAAACTCCAGTACATTCTTATGAAAATTTAGACATATTTGAACAACCCGAACAAAAACATACTTATACAATAGTAGTTGATACAGCCAAAGGTTTACAATTAGATTATTCAGCTTTCACTGTTATCGATAGCACGGAACTGCCTTACAAGGTAGTTGCAAAATATAGAGATAATGAAATATCTCCCATGCTATATCCAAATTTTATTCATAAAGCAGCAAAACATTACAATAACGCATTTGTATTAGTAGAGGTTAATGATATAGGTGAAACAGTCGCGATGATTCTTCATCAGGATATGGAATATGAAAATATGTTAATGATGAACTGGAGAGGCCGCGGCGGTCAGCAATTAGGTGGAGGATTTGGAAAAAATGCACAATATGGTGTAAGAACTACAAAACAAGTTAAACGCCTAGGATGTTCAACATTAAAAAATTTAATAGAAGATGACAAACTTATAATTACAGATTATGATATAATATATGAACTTACATCTTTCTCAGCTAAAAAAGAATCATATGAAGCAGAAGAAGGACATCATGATGATTTAGTTATTACCCTTGTAATATTTGCATGGTTAACAAATCAGCAATATTTTAAAGAATTAACAAATTTTGATTTGAGAGAAAAGATGTATCATGAAAAAATGAAAGAAATAGACGAATCTTATTTACCTTTCGGATTTATTGAAGATGGTCTAGAGCCGGAAACAATTGTTGATGATGAAGGAACGCGATGGTCTGTTGAAAGAACAGATCGATTGTTAGAAGAAACTGGTCATAATGTATTCGGAGCATAAGAACGTGAAATTGATAAATAATCATAGTAACTAATAGTACATGAACTTAATATAATTTTCAGCGATTTACAGGAGAAGAAGATGGCATTTACAGTAAGTCCAGGAGTAGTTACTCGCGAAATAGATTTAACTACCATTGTACCTGAGACCGGAACAACTGCAGGTGCTTTTGCTGGGGCT